CTTTACCCACTGGGACATAGCCAGATGCAGTGGAATGTGTCTCATTCCATTACCTAGAGGCCACCTCCAGTTTTTCCCTGTCGACATGTACGCAGGTCGTGTCGTCTCTTCAACGTATCGCAGGAAGATCTCGTCGCTAGAAACCTCGGCCACTCCTGTAGCTTGGGCAACCTTGCGGGCGAAGTAATCACGACGATCTTGGATAACTTCACCTCCTACGGCTTGGTTCTTCTTGACAGTATCTACGCAGATCGTAGACATCTCATCGAACGTCAGATCCCTCTTAACCTCCCGCCATACTGTACCTTCCAACGTAAGTTGGTCGAACAGCATGCAGGTGCGGAATGCTTCAGGATCATTCTCGAGATGTGCCACCACCTTCGCAGAATCCAACGACTTGCAACGGGTACCGTAGACGTCCACCTCTTTCATGAATTCGGGTCGTACCTTCTGGCGGAACCTGAGTTTTACTCGGCTATAGATGGCCTCGGGATTGGTCAGTGAGTCGAAGCTAAACGTGTCTCTGTTTGAGGTCCAGATGATGACCTGAGCCTCGAAGACTGCACTCGCCTTACCGGAGAGATCCGCCATCAGGGGACGGTACGGAACTCCGTTGGTATGACGAATAGTCTCTAGTACTTCAGGATTGGGGTTCGTGATCGTGTCCTTAGCCGCGCCAAAATCATCACACACCAGGATCTTCGTACCGTTCCTGTATCCGTCATAGTACGCATTCAGAGGGTTCCGATAGTAGACCAAGTTGTGCAGGTCCTTTACGTCTCGGCTTCCCATGGCTACCAACAGGTCAGTGTTCAGATAGTCCAGCATGTTTGACTTTCCCACTCCAGTGTCTCCAATGAAGTGGATAAGTACAGGGGGAATACGTGGTCGAAGTTCTCCCATCGCGGCATTAGCGGCCGCTGCGCGTAACTGAGCCACGTACAGAGACCACTTCCTGAACCGTTCCGTCTGTGAGTAGGGTACTCGTTTAGCATCAAGAACCTGCTGAAGTCCATCAGCTTGATCACAAAGACGCTCGAGTTTCGTTCTGTTGGGTTCACCTTCTCCAAGTGTAGCCTCTACTCCAGGGTAGAATAGAGACTGAGCCTCATCACAGAAGGTGTTGAAGTCCTTCATCTCGTTAACAGCTTCATCATCGTACCCGAAGACACATTGTTTAACAAAGCTGACTACGAGGTCCGTTGCTTTTTTTGAGACACTGTCCAGTTTTTCCACCGAAGAAATGAGATGTCCAACGCGCGAGAAACGCATGATGAACTGGTCAATCGACTTGTCAGCTGGCAGCTTCGAAAACATCATGGCGAACACACAAGAGATGACAGCGGAAATGGCTACACCAAGTCCGCTCATACTCACCGATTGTGCATTATCCATACGCTTCACCCACTTGTGGATGTTA